GGCGGGGAGTTCGAGGGTCTTGTTCGTGGTAAATGAGGAGGCCATGGATCAACCCTCGATGTTACGGTTGGCGATCTCAAGCGCCTGCGCGACATGATTATCATGCGCGCCAAGGAGGCTCTTGGTGTCGTTATTGATGCTCTTCTTAGCACGTTCAGCAGCCAAAACGAGCTTATCAGAAACGCGACCGCCATGCTTTCGCCCATAGCGATCTTGTTGCGCCGTGCCGACAGGGTTCAGCGCCTGCGCTCCCACCAAGGGGGCGGACTGCTGAATTGTTTTCCCGACAATTCTTTCGGCTTGGGATGGGACGTATTGAGATGCCGGTGCTGCAATGTTCCTTGATCCTGCGGCGCTCGCTGCGCTGCCCAGTGCGCCCGCTATGGCAGACTTCAGGGGGAACCCACCGCTGATTGCCGATTCTAATATTGCGCCACTCAGCGATGGCTGTTGCCCCGCCTTTGATGCAAGATAGTCAAGCCGCTGACCAAGCGTCGTCCCCTTAGTTGGGAAGGCACCGTAGTTGTGAAGCGCATCCAGCATGTCTCGAGCGCCACCGCTGCCGGGTTGCCCAAAGATCAAGTTCTTCCCATCCAATGCTGCGTTCTTGTCGGCACGGAAGAAGCCATCATAAAGTTTGTTGAAGTTTTGGTAGGAGAATTGGCCATTCTGGAGCATGTCTTTGACATGAGCCTTGCCAACATTTTCCCATGCTTCTGGCGCATACTGGCTGACGGCTTGCTGTAGATTGGCAAGATTAGCCGGGTCCTTCCCGCCTTTCTTAGCTGCCGAATTAATTATATCATTGAAAATTGCATCAGCGTCTCTAGATCCCGGAGCATTGGCTATAGGATTGCCAGTCAACTTAAAGATGCTCTCGCGCTGTTTGTACAGGTTTTCTGCTTGCGAGTTGATTTGCGAGTAGGCTTTCGCCAGATCTTTTCCGCCAACCTTCTCGGCGTAAGTTTGCATATCCTCACCAAGAGCGGCCCTCAAGTTCTTGAGGATGTTGTTGTTGATGCCGCTGGAGCCAGGTGCTTGATTCCAGTCAATTGTATCTGAGAGCAATTTTTTGAGTGCTTGCATTTCAGCAAACGAAAGGCCCCCATTCTGCGCATTTAGGTTAAGTGCTGCATTTGTAATGTCCAGAGTTGGATTGAGGCCAGCATTGCTGATCCTGGCTAAGGGGCTCTTCGACTGCTGTACGACAGCATCCTGCAATTTCCTGATAGGGACAACGGCAGAGGACTGCTCCAGAGACCTGACAGGCTCATACAATTTGTTCAATTGAGCCGCAAACCCAGTGGGGTTCTCTGCATCGGTCGCCCAGTTTTGAACAGCGTCCCTGATAGCAGCGCCCGTAGCCTTCCGGTCTGCATCACCCGCAAAGTTGGCGATCTTCTCCCCCGCTTTGCTTAGTGTCTCGCTTGCAGCCGCTGGCAACATTCCTGTGAAGTCAGCCTTCATTGCGAGAGGCTGCAAAACCTTGCTTTCTGATACAGCGCCACCGGGCAACGGCATCCCCGCTTTAGCGGCAAGGTCTCCCGCTTTTTGTGCTGCCGTAACGTCGCCTGTGAGCGCCGCCACAATGGGATCTACGACTTCTGGCGCGGCTTTGGACGCCACTGATTTAACGGCGGATCCAGCAGCGCCAAGGATAGCAGGGGCAACCTTAGCACCAACGGCACCAAACGCTGCCCCAGTTGCCTTAGACAAGGGGTCTTCCCCTTCTGCGGATCCCATGATTGCGCCCTGAACCACAGGGTTCTCTAGCGCAGTTGCAGTGCCACGCAGGGCTCCCGGAACGAGCCCGGCTCCCTCGCCCGCCAGAGCGCGAAGGCCAAGGCCCCCAAGACCACCAATGGTGCCTGCAGCCGCCAACTCTTCCGGCCCAGCCACAACAGCATTAATAGCCGCAGGAATAGCGGACGCGACCATGCCCCCGCCATAGATCCATGGATGCTGCTCCCATGCCTGTTCAGTTGCGAGTTTCTGTTTAGCCAATTCGCGGATATACGCTGAGTCTTCGCTGCCGGGCATGCTGCCGGTTTTAAGCGCGGCAATGATCTGGGGCGAATACCCAAGACCGAAAGCTTGCGCTGCGCCACGGCCAAAGGCTTCTCCGGCCCCAACCTCTGGGGCGGGCTCCGCAGGTTTTTCGGCAAACTGTGTCCATGGACCAGCAGGCGCAGCACCTTGATCTGGGGCGGCGTCAGCAGGGGCAGAAGGAGCCTGAAACTGTTCCCAAGGTCCAGCCATTATTGCACCTTTGTCCAACTTTTTGGGTCAGCAGGATTGCCACCATTGAACCTATAACCCTGCATCACTGTACCGGCCTCAGGTGCCGCAGGTGCTTTCTGACGGCCCTGCGCTGTATTATCCGCAGGCTGACCGGGTTCCTTGTGCTGGAAACCATAGGTTTTCTCAAGGCTGGCAACATATGCAGGATCAGCACCTTTGGCGACAGGGATTTCCGAGAAGGCATTCCTGATGAACGGAGTGGGATCTTTTTTATCCCAATTCGCCAAGAACTTCGTGACATTGGCCCCTCCCCCAAGATTGGAGTAGTCCATGTCGCGAGCATGTGCATGGTCCATTTCACCAAGCGTTCTGCCGACAACTGAATAGATAGCGCTTGGTGCCATTTCTGGCCTTGGAACAGTCAGCAACTCAGACTTAATACCTGCTGCCGGTGCACGACCCAAGTGCTTATAGGCAACATTGTCGATAGCCTGAGATGTTGCAATTTTGAGGGCTTCATCCGGTGGGGCTGCCGCAAATTTGGGGCCAAGATCAATGCCAGCATTGCGAGCCCAGTCGCCGATGGTGGCCTTAATATCGGCACCCCTGCCCATTGAGTATTCAGAAGCAATTTGAGCAAGGCGCAGCATTTTTGATCTATCGTCGTCATAAGTAGTGAGTCTTTCATTGACTCCCTTCCTATAATCAGCCGCATCGCCAACAATTGACTTGTTGTACTCGTCATTAATCTTTGTTTGCGAAGAAACAGCATCAGTCAGATAGTCATCCCTGCGCTTCTGTGCATCAGCCGCCTGCTTTGCAAAATCCGCCGCCTGCGCTGTGTTGCCTTGTTGGATTGCCAGTTTTTCAGCGTTGCGATACCTATTAACGACAGCCTGCATTGCAGCAGGATCGCGATCATCAACAAGACCATATTCAGAAGCATGCTCAATGACATACTGCTTTTGCTGAGTGGGTGACATAGTTGTAAAGTCAACCGGCTTTGCAGCAGCGCCGGTATCAGCAGCGGGCTTTGCGCCAGTTGCCTGCGTCTGGCTGGGAGCGGCAGCCTGACCGGAGGTCTGGCTTGGCTTGCCGGAAGGCCCGCTTACTCCGGGGACAGCGATGTCTGTCGTGGGAATGCCAAGAACCCCACGAGACACGCCAAGGGAATCAGCGACGTTGCCAACTGCCTGCGCATATTGATTTGGGTTCAGTTTTGCGCCCGTGGACTTGTTAAAGTAAACGGTTTGATTGGTATCCGGGTCAACAGATACAACAAACCTGTCTTTGACAATATCAAGGACATTTTTGGCCATGAGAGCATTTTGCTTTTGCTGGGCTTGATATGCGCCAACGCCGCCAAGCATGCCCTCGCCGAGTGCCCCGCCAAGAGTGGGGCGCTGAGACGCCAGCATTGACCCCAAGAACCCAAGAGCCGGGACCACAAAATTGGCCGATGTAGCCTTGTCGTAGAGGCTAGAGCCATCAGACGGTGCAGCCTGCATGCCAGCGCCAACGAGGCCGGGAGGGGTGGGGCCTGCCCTGCGCTGATCGCCGGGGGCAAGGTCCTGTCCGCCATAGTAGCGGTCAAACATCGATACGTATTTTGGAACCGTAGTTCCAAGAACGTCAGCCGAATCACCGGCCTTTTCGATTGGCCTTCCAGAAAGCCACATAGAGGCCACTTGGCGGGGATCATCATACTGCTTCAAATACAAGCCAGCGCGATGCTTTGCAGTTGCATCTTGCGCGTCTGGGTTGGCCAAAAACTCTTCTGGAGTCATAGCGCGACCAAGGGCAGCCTGCGTCCAAGATGGGATATTTGCTCCCATGATCTGATAAGCGCCATAAGGCTTATCTCCCTTGCGGGAAGTCGGGCCGGTAACGCCGTAATCGCCGCCGCTTTCAATGCGTCTCAATGCACCAAGAGTGGGGGCGAGACGCTCATCTTCGGACGGCTTCTCAGGCTGCGCTGCAACTGCAAGGCCCTTTTGCTTGGCACCCTCGCCAGTGGGCTGAACAGATTCAGCAGCAAGGTCAGCAGGGACGAGCCCCGGCTGCGCGTCCACAGTCGCTGTATCAATCGGAAGGACAGCGCCGCTATCACCATCATCACCAGCAAATGCTTGACGAGGGACAATCCCGCCCTCAGCAAAAGATTTCACATATCTTGCTTTCCCGCCATATTGCGGATGCGAGCCTGGCGCAGATTGACGGCTGACATCGATGTCGAACCTACCGCTGCGATTTGGGTCTCCAATGCCTAACCCAGCGCCATATGTTGCAGATGGGCCAGAAAAAACACCTAGTCCACGCAACTGCGTCCCATCATCTAAGTTATAGCTGGGATTAAGTTGATTGGGTTGCGGCCCAGAAGAAGCAGAAAAATACTCTTGAAGGGCGTCTGGAACTAGTGACCCGCCTCCGTCAGCAAAATGCTGACGATCAGCAGTACCGCCAGAGGCAAGTGCAAAGGGAAGCAGTCCGGCAAGGCTGCTGCCAATAGACCCCATAATGCCGGGAGCAGCGGCGGATGCGCCTTCTGCGCCAAGGCCAATGTTACCGGCGAAGAACCCAGGTCCAAGGGCCGAATCAAGCGCGCTGGCATTGGCGGCAGAACTGAAACCAGTGCCGAGAGACCCAAGACCGCTGGCAACATCAGACCCCATGCCGTAAAGACCTTTGAGGCCCACAGCAGTAGATCCTAATCCAGCAAGTTGACTAAGGCCGCTTTGGGGCGCATTAGGGCCAACACCTTTTGCTGTTGCGAGGGTATTACGTTTGGCATTTTCTTGAGTCCTTAAGACATCGCCAAGAGAATTGCGGGTATCTTCATAAGGATCGACATCTCCACCAGTATCATAATGATCTCGATTAACAATCAATCCACCATTTGCGGCAGTTGATGGCTTATTCATCCAATCCTTAAACTCTGAAAAAACATTTGGACCACTTATTTTACCTTGTCCCCCGATGAGGCCAGCGGATCCGGTAGGATCATCCTTTGTTGGGCCAGATCCAACAAGGCCCTGATTGCCAAAGTTGTACAAACTCTGGATTCCTTTGCCTGTCTCTACAGCGCTGGAAAGGCCAGATTGAGACGCATTAGGCAATTTAGGCGGTAGCATGAGTTGACGCTGCGGCTGCTGACCGGCATCCGGGATATACCCACCAGCGTAGGGCATTCCACCCATCGCAAAGTGATGAGACTCGCTTGCGCTGCGCAAATGCGGCATGTGCGCCGGATGCATTAGTTCATGAGAACCGCCCATAGGTCCGGGCACATAACCGCGCAAGTTGCCATACAAGCCAGCGCCAGCATAAGGACCAATGGCATCCCCACCACGAGCGAAACCCTCACCAGACATTTCTGGCGTGACAGCGCCACCCATCGAATTGGGGTCAAACCCATCCGGGACCAGACCGCCGCCCGCATACTTGGCAGGGCGCTCAGAATCCTGAGTAGCCTTCTTGTAATCAACGGTTTTGTAGCCGCCCATGACACCAACGGCTTCAGGATGCTTCTTTTCAACATCCTGCGCCATAAGGCCGATTTGGGTGCGCTTCTCGCCTTTGTACTTATAGCTATAGATTGGCTGCCCATCATTGGTCTCGCCAATCTTCTTGATATCGGTCTTCAGGCGCTTATCAGAGAAAAAGCCAGCGGGCTGCGTCGTCGTTGTGGTCGAGCCAGACAGCGCACCAGTGCCCTCCGCAATGTTCGCAAGGAACTGCGCCACCTGGAAGGGATAGCCCTGTTGCTGCTGAAACTGCTGATAGAGAGCCGTATCAAGAGCCTGCTGTGTCTGCTGCGGGATCTGGCCCGCTTGCAACTGCGCCTGCGCGCCTTGAAGTCCGGCACTCTGCGCCCCTTGGCCAAGAGCAGCAATCTGCTGGCCCGCCTGCATCTGGCGGGCAAGATCAGACGCCACAACTCCTTGCTGACCGGCAGCAATGTTCGCGGCCTGCCCATAGCCCTGCTGATACAGGGGCGCAATCGCCTGCCCAAGGGCAAGGTTCTGTTGGCCCTGCAACTGCGCACGAGCAAGGTTTGAGCGCTCACCAAAGGCTGCACCGCTCTTGATGGCTTCCGCCTGCTGCTGGGCCAACTGCTGACCCTGCTGCTGCTGGAGCGCCTGAACAGTTGGGTTAACAACGGCTTGCGTATATGGGTTCTGGTAGTAGCCAATTTGGCCCTGCGTCAGAGGCCCAACATTCTGGGCGGCTCCCGCCGTAAGGGCAGTAGCAGCGCCATAATATGGCTGCGCCTGCGTAGCCGCCGTATTTGTATTGGCGATACCAGCCTGCTGGGTTTGGGTCAACGGGGCGACAAATTCGCCGCCATACTGGGAGAATGGCTGAGCAGCCGCCGTCTGCGCTTGAGCATTGACCGAGTTATACCGGGCCAAAACTTCTGGTGGGATCGAGACCGATTGGGTCGAAGTTTGGGACTTCCCGCCGCCGCCAAAGTATTCGTTAATGAACCCTGGAGGAGGCTGTCTGAAAACAAAAATATTGCTCATTTGACAAAACTCCAGCGTTTCATAACGTCTTTGCAGCTAGCGCCACCCATTCGAATTACTCCGCAGCCTCTGGGTATGAACCCGTTCTGGCATTATACAGGAAAAATGCGCCGCTGGGTTTACCAAATTGACGCTCGTACAGACGAACCTTGGCTTCCGTTCGATGATTGGAGAGAACCCCAATAATCAGTGGCAACCCAAGGGTATCGGCAGTCTTTTTCGAGAACTCGCACAGACGGCGGGCTCTGCCCCCTTTTGCACTGCGGTAGTTCGGATGGATAAAGATAGCGCGCTCCTCAAGTACCGGAGTGTCTGAATACCACATAGTTCCGATCCTGAGAAGAATGGCTCCCTCCAACTTGTCGCTTTCGTCTTGAATAATTCCAACCAAGCCGTCTTCAAGATTAAGCGCAGTCCAAATCTCCGCAAGGAGCTTCTGAGGATTCGGGTCTACAAACCCATTTTCGTCACAAGCCTGCATTGCCAAGTCCATCATCGGATGGACGTCTTTGGGCTCCCCAACCCTTACGCCAAAATCTTCAGTCATTTTATACCCCCTAATTTTGCTTTGGCCCGGGTAGGGCTTTCAGCGTTTTCACTGTCTTAGCACGCATTTTCTTCACAAAGTCGTCCAATTCTCTATGGCCGACATTCATGTCTCCTCCCCCAATTCCCGCCACTACTTCTGGCGGAATCACGTATTCCCCGCCAGCAGCGACGATGGCGACCTTCTCCCCTGGCGCGCCGCCGCCTGCATACTTTTGCGGGATCCCGCCATATTGGCGCGCAATCTCGTTCATGATTTTGAAGCCAGCCATGGTGTTTCCTTCGCCCATGGCAGAAATAATGTCGGCAGGGATCACATAGGCCCCTGACGGAACATGCATGGGAAGATGGTCTGTTCTGCCAGCTACGGGGCTATGGATCGGACCAACATGCGGCTTGATGCCTACCGGCTTTGGCGGGGACATGAACTGGGGCGTGTGCCCTCCAAAGGCTCGATGCTTGCGGGCCTCGCTCAGGGCGATAGCAATAGCTTGCTTCTGCGGGCGACCGCTATGAACAAGCTCCCTAATGTTGGAGCTAATTGCCTTCTTTGAGGAACCCTTTTTCAACGGCATGGCTTATCCATTCGAATAGGTGACGTTGATGGACTGGCCTGTTCCAGGAGAAACGACAAGGCCGTTACTGAACACTTGGCCCGTTTGCGTAATTCCGACAGCCGCAGGAACAACGCATAGGGCATTCGTCGCCGCTGCCCCAGCTACAGATGCTGAGTTATAGATCGTCCCCGCTGAGCTACCCGCTACAGTCACCGAGAAATTGACCAAGAACCCGCTATTGGCAAATATCAACGTAGGGGCTGTTACTACAGCGGAGGTAATTGTACCCTGCCCACGCAAATTACTAGTGGCAATATTGTTCAGCGCAATAACGCCATTCTTTTGGGTAGTGAGCAAATCACCAAGGTTGGTTGTCATCAGTATTTTCCATCAGCTTGTAGTCTGTATCGGAAGTTACCAAGCCTCCAAAAGGATCCAATGTCATTGCTTTCGATACGGATCGAAACAAGGCGTCCCCTGAAGCGGGGGGTCACATAGGTTGTCGCTTGGGTCAAAGTAAATGGGCCATATGCTGTTGGCGTCTGACCGGCATAGTCATTGACATAGAACGTCAGCAAGATGTTGGCACCTTGCGTCCCGCCATAGTAGCCCCATTTCATGTCAGGCCAAACCTGATCGATGAACATTTTCACATCAGCCTCAGACAAAACGAAATAGCCAGTCTGAAAGTATGAATCCATGGGCTGCCCATCAGCATCAGTCGATGTTTCATGCTGATAGATATAGTTGTTCAGGGCTGCGCCTATGGGAGGGCCTAACACGGATTCGTTGATCCAAGCAGTCCTTGCCACATAGGGATTGGCCGCCGAGTTAAACCCGTAGTCCCACTGATCAAGGACGAAGTTGTACTTTACATAGCCGTCATTCTCGCCGCTGTTCCCCTTGGTTGGGAAATGCCATGCGATCTCACCAAAGCGAGAATTGGGTGCAACCCTGATGCGATCCAAATTTGACATGTCCAAGTCTTGGAAGACGACATCCCAAACTGGGCATCTGATCGGCTCGATTCCATTACCGGATAGTTTGTAGAACTGGCTTTGTCCCATCCAATACACAACACCAGCCACGTTGGCGGCAGCCTTGCGACCAACCAAGCCGCAGCCAGTCCCTAACTCATTAAATTGATAGACATAGGGAGGCCCCACATACTGCATTGCCCACAAACCAAGATCTGTCCAGATCAACCCCTGCTGCCCGGCCTGAAGTCCTTGAACTATCTTTGAGCCCTTGGGGATTCTATATGACCCAGCTTGGTTGGTAATCAACGCTATCCATTGCGCATAATCGTCAACATCAGACCAGCGGATCAAAAGAGGGTCTTGGACCCCATTAAATGTGGTCCCCCAAGCAACAGCTTGACGTTGCGGCATGGCGACAAACATACCAGAGTTGACAGAGGGAGCTTGCGGGATGACCATTGATATTGGCTGACCAGCAGTCGGAGACCATTCATAGATAGGACCATTTAAAGGGCACGACAAAAGAACACTGCCCCAGTTGTCCAGTGTCCAATCTGTTGCGGTGATTGGGGTACCGCTAGAGCCAGCAGGAACAATCCCACTACCGTAAGCGCCTATGCCATATCCCTTAGATCCATATCCACCGCCAGCAGGAGACGGATTTACGCCCTTGTAATAGACATAATGCGCCAGCCCAGCGTTCTCTGATCCGGAAGTAGTGGCAGAGGCAGTCGTGCTGCCAGCGATAACAAACACATTTGCGCTGGTGACGCTATTAACAATATAATTTCCATATATTGTTACGCCTCCGACCGTAGTTGCCACAAGGGCGGCATACGTATCGCCAACTGCATAACCGTGGTTATTAAGGGTCACGGATACTGAGGCGGACCCAGAAGTAGTGGCATATGATGCGACGGAGCCGCCATTTGTAACCGTGGTAGTTGCCGGGGCGGGGTTGCCGAGAGCATCTATGGCATAGATAGTATAAGTGTTTGGAGAGCTACCCGGATTATAGCACTGGTACTGCCCAAACAAAATTAGGCCATCAACGCTGATCTGAGTCTGGATATCCACGCTGTCATAACTGGTGACAGACCGCCCAGTGTCCGTGATCACAACAGCATTGCTGCCAGTCGTTGTCGATACGTTGACAGAAACATTAACCGTGGTCGTTTTCGGGGTTATATCGTCTGAGCCGCCAGAGTTGATAACTTGGAGAGACGCCTCTGCTCCAACGCAAAGATACGAGTTTGAGTTGGTATCTTCCCAAGCCCATAAGGCGCGAATTGTCGAGCCTATGGCATTTGAATAAAACTTCGTCCAACCACCCAGTTTTTGTATCAACCCGCCAAGCGTCCTATCAGGGATAAAACGAACAAGCTGGCTAGACGAAATTGCAGCCTCATTGAGGGCGGGCGTCTTATTGACATCCACGCCAGGAATGAGCTTCAAGGAGCTATGGGGCATGAATTAGCCCCTTGTCGGAGAGGCGACGGGAGAAGTAGACATCGAGGACCATGCGGCCCCCTCCATCTTCTTGCGGTATTCCTCAGTCATCGCGCCCTTCAGAAGGGTTTGATACTGGCCCTCATAGGTGATCGCCATCTGCGGGTCATCGTTCGCACGACCAAAGTTGCGCTGATAGGCACTGATGTAGACCATTGAGGCCATGATAAAGATATCAGGCAGATAGAGGCTGATAAAGGTAGTCTGGTTCGTTGAGGACATACTGTCTGGTCGAAAAGTGCCAACGATTTCAACGGTGTAGTTGGCATCTGGATACGGCCCAACCAGAAAAGTCCAATTGGAGTTTGCGTTTCCACCAAATGGGGCAAAATACTGCGGCAAGCCGGTATTTGATGCCACCCCAAAAACTGCATCAAGATACTCTCTCGTAGTAGCGAGAAGGGGGGTTCTTGTGCCAGAATCAGGGCTCGAGGTGCCGGAAGGAGTGATCACATTAATCTGCTCAGGGACCACAAACGTGCTAGTTGGAACGACGATCTGCCTGGACCCAACCGTCAAGCCGTAGGATGTGTTGGCGACAGATGTGAACAAAAAATCTAGATCACGATAGATGCGGTTTTCCGCATACGTGATGCACTGCGGAAGGATCGTCAGGTAAGCAGTATCGGTCTCAGCCACAACAGCCATTGTGGCAATTTGCGTCTTGTAGCTGTTGGTGCCAGCTACTGAGCCATCCCAACTTAATCCGACTGTCATGGAAAACGCTCCGCTTTCGCAAGACTATAGCACCTATTTCGCCCCGGCGCACCATCCTTCACGGCGAGCATTGTTCTGCTTTACCTCAATTATTGTAGAGGTTGTGTCTTTGGAAGACCAAGAGACATCCCGCCAGACATAGCAGACGGAAGCATTAGTCTCGCTTGTGGCCGTCAGACTTGAGCAAGCCATCAGGGGTGACATCAATAGCATCGCCAGCACGAACCGCATCTTGCGTTCTCCTTAAGGCATCCGAAACAGCCGCCGCCTCGACCTCTGCAATAGCGTCGGAGCGAATCTTCATGTAAATGCCGCCCAAAGCCATGATGGCAACGACAGCAATAATGGCATATCTACCAAGGGGGGTGAAGAGAAGGCTAAACACCATGCTCCTCCATGTGCTGTTTACGGAAGTACCAGATTGCCCCACCAAGGCCGACAATCGCCAGCATGATGAGGAAGTTGGTATTGCTGAGTAGGCCCACAATCTGGTTGGCAGTGTCGGACGCATCTTGCGCGTTGGCTGCCACTTGCTTTGCCATTCCAAGGCCACCAAGCCCTGCTGTGATGATGGCGGCATTCCCTTGCTTGCTGTCTGACATTGACGGGACGGAAACGGGATCAGGTTCTGTGCGCTGCTCATGCTCATCATCAGTTGGTTCTTCAGTAGGCTTGGAAGGCCCAGCCAAAGGGGAGATTGCCGAGATTTCATGAGACATCCACCAAGCGGATTCTGCTTGGCGGCGCTTTACAAGGCCAGGAAGAACCTTGCCACCGCCTTTTGTCCACTTCATCAGTTCTGCGGGCACAGCATCAAACTGCGCAGCATTGACTTTTTTGAGCAAAGTGGAGGACAGCAAGTTGCCAATGCCAGCGTTATAAGCAAAGTCCACAAGAACATCAAACTGATGCTGCGTTAAAGGCTGCTTGACTACGTTTTGGACAGCAGTTTCATACTTGACCAAATCAGCACGAAGAATGTCATCGCACTGCTTTTGCGTGATTGACATGCCATCCTTGACGGCAGGCGCACCAGCAGCAGAGGTATGACCGTAGCCGATAGTGCAGATGCCTGCCGGGCAACGGTATGCCTTCAGCTTGCAGCCCTCAAACTTCTTGAGAAGGGCGTTAATTCCCTCTTGGCTCATTTGCATGGCAATGCTCCTAATGCGTGATGGAGATGGCTGCGAGCAGGCCGCAGACGACAAGAACAACAAGAAGCAAGAAAGCGGAACCATAAACCATGACATTTTGCATCAGTTCCTCCTGCTCCTTGGCAGCCTCAAGCGCCTCTGCACGTTGCTGCTTTTTGATCCGGGTAGTTTCGGCAACTACTTGATCCCAAGCAGCCAAACCATATTCCCCAACAAAATGGTTTTTAAGCTCAGCAATGAGTGCGTCAGCTTCGGCTTTGGCGGCATAGGCCTCCATTGCTAACTGCTGGGCACCTTTTCCAGATATCAGACTTTCTTTTGGCGGGGAAGATGCAGCCCGTGTGATCGCGGCAACGCTATCAAATAAGGAGCCGAGGTCGGCAGCGACACCCTGCAATTCCTTGCCAACAGCGATACCCGACTTGACAGCCTCGTATGCCGATTTGGCTATGAGCAAGAGGCTGATTGGGTCCATCACTTATCCTGTTTGGCGTCGAGCTTGTCATAAATGCGTTTGAACATGTCCTCGATATGATCCATGCGCTTGTCCATGTCATCCTTGAGGACGTATGACTTTGGCATGTCCGCTTCTATACGATGAAGATCATCTTTTAATGACTTCACGGCTTCCCATAGTTGCCGGGCAAACCAGCCTATGGTGCAGAGAACGGCGCTAAGGGCCAGATTGATGGTTCCTTGATCCATAGCGCCGCCACTCCTTATTCGGCCTGTGCAGGTTCTTCAGCAGACTTGGGAGCCAACTGCGTCTCAGCCTGCGTCTTGATAGCCATAATGATGTCAGCAACGTCCTTGAACGGCATGTTGCCAAGGGCCGCCATTACGACATTCCAGTTCGCTACGGTCATGGCGATGTTTACGTTAGTCTGGTCCATTTATACCCCCTTTGGAGCCAGAACCCACGCCAATGTGGGTTCATTCCAAACATATAACTGACCATCAGTTGGATAAGCAACTGGCGCTTCCCACAGCCACGTAGTCTGGTTTAACACCCACGAAGCGAACGGCTGCGGCGCATAAAATACATCATGCGCAGCGTCGTACGTGTAGCCAATGCCCGCATAATTGCCGCGCAACGCCACGCCGCCGTCCGGCTGGCCGTCCGCGCCGTAATGGACGCCGCCACGGGTGTTGTAGCTGGTCTGTATCCACGAGCCTGGAGAGCTATCCACAAACGTGTCGAAGAACTCCGGTTCCGCGACGATGACGTTGATGACCTTGCCATCCAGCACTTTCGCAAAGTGGGTCATGCCGTGTAGCTCCCAGATGTAGTGAACTTGAGAATGGTGTTGGAGCCGGATGTTGTTACGGTTGGTGAGCCGGTAGTTGTGCCGGAGTAGAAGGCGGTCGGCACAGAAAGGATGACGACGCCAGAGCCTCCAGCCGCACCGGCTGCATTGTACCCACCACCACCACCACCCCCAGTATTTGCTGTTCCGGCGGACAAGCCAGAACCTCCAGAAATAGCGCCGTTACCGCCGCCGCCGGAACCTCCAGAGCCTCCCGTTGACACTCCGGCTCCACCGCCACCACCAGCATATGTTATGGATGACCCTGTGATTGATGAAGCAGAACCACCGCCGCCATTACCACCTATATTTCCTGACCCATTGCCACCTACTGCGCCAGCGCCACCGCCGCCTCCGCTAGAACTTGCACCACTTGATGCAGCAGACCCACCATTATTGCCTTGTCCCGAAGTCCCAGAACCGGGGGTGCCAGTAGGATATGGGTTTGTTGCACTAGTGCCAGCGCCACCACCAGAGCCGCCACTCAAACCATTTTGCAATGTATTGCTGAATGCGCCGCCGCCACCGCCGCCGGTTGAAGTTACAGAACTAAAAACAGAATTATTGCCAGATGTACCTTGATTTGATCCAGAAGCAGCCGCCGCACCACCCGCCCCAACTGTAACAGTGTAAACTGTACCGGAAGTTAAAGTTAATGCAGATGCTTGATAACCTCCAGCGCCGCCGCCGCCAAAACCTCCGCCACCGCCGCCACCAGCAACAATAAGATAAGATGCGGTGTATTGGCTAAATGAACTGGCACTAATGCCAGAATACGGCAGCCAACCTTGCGTTGCATCGATATAAACAAACGCAATCGATTCGCGGTTGGTGACAGCAGAGAACGATACAGAACCCCCGTTAATTTTGCTACCATTCGGCGCAACGGTGACATTGTTCGTTGTCCACGTACCCGCATAGTCCGTCAACTGCACATAGTTTCCCGCAGATGGGCTGGCGGGCAGTGTGACAGTGATTGCTGCAGATGTGGTATTTATAGGGTATCCGCTGCCGCTTGCAGCCGTGAAGTTAGAGGTTTTTACTGACTGCCAAGTAAGGCCACCTCCACCCCCACCAGACTGTGTGACCCAAGATGTAATGCCTGTTCCATCTGTTGCCAAAACTTGATTGTTAGTGCCCGGCGTCGTTGGCAACGTCAAAGACCATGTACCAGCAGAAGCA